AGCGTCTTCATTCTCCGGTAGGCCGGAAAACTTTATTTGAGATTCTTGTTCGAATTATTTGAGACGCGCTCTAATTATTTGAGATTTACAAGCTGCTCAGTCGCGAAACCTGCGCAGCACGAAAGAAAGCCAGCCTCCACAGCGTATTAGCACGAAAAACACCTTTCCTGACGCCGGATGGCCATGTGCCTCCATACAGCGCAGGAAATGCTTGTCAGCCCACCTCCTGTCCGCCTCGTTTTCTATCTGTTCATAGGCGAGGTCATGCTCGTCACAGCAAGCCTCAAAAGGCGGCGCGCCGCCAGATACGACGCGCCACACCTTAGACAATGTTCCGAAGAGTCCGCAACCGTTGGAAGCCATGGGTTTACTCCGGCATCTCGAAGATCGGGACAACCTGCTGTACCTCTTCAATGGTGGCGGCAGCGGCGATCTCGTCTTCATACTTCTGCTGGGTGCCGAGGATGAAGGCCGTAGCGGCCTCGGAGGCTCCCGCGTTCGCCAGAACCTTGGCCTGGAGCGCTTCGAGAGCGATTCCACGCGTGGCGGCAACGCCTCTCAGCAGAGGAGCAGGGGCTTCGGGGTCAGCCTGCAGGGCCTTGGCTTCCTGCTCCTGCTTCGGCCAGCTCAGCTTCTCGTGCTCCGAATAGCGCGAGGAAAGCGCGGCCATGGCGGCGTCGCTGGCGGCAAGCACCTGTGAGAGCTTTTCCTTTTTCACCTGAGCCAGAGCCGCGTCGACGGCCGGAGCCAGTTCCGCCTCGCCGACAAACTGCATTTCGCTTGCCGCGCAGGCGGGAAGTTCCATCGGCTTTCCGGCAGCCTGTACGGACACGAAATAGCCGCTCTCCCGGTATTCCGTGGGAACCTTCCAGACACGGACCACGCCGGGGGTGGCCAGGCGCGGCAATTCTTCGGTGTGGCCGTCCACGGTAAGTACATTGTTTTCAATCAACATCGTCATTCTCCTTTGATAAATACGGCATCGCCCAGGATGGACCGCACGCTGCGATCTGCCGAGCAATGCTTGGTGTACGCCAGAAAACTGGCCACTCGCTGCTGGACATGCTGGAGAGATATCCGGCCAGCGGCGTATTGCCTGACCATCTTCCGGAACATCCGGCGCGCCTTGCGCATATTCCTCTTGCGGGGAAGGATATGCGTCGCCCACGTGCGATAGCCGCAGAAGTCGACGCCGCCCTTGGCAGGGACAACCTTGGTCTTGGGGTTCAAGGCCAGCCCGAGTCCGGCGACCGTATCCGCTGCGGCGCTCAAGGCGCGCCATGCGGCGGCCTTGTCAGGGGCAACGATTATGAAGTCGTCCATATATCGAACATACCGCCCGATGCCTGCGCCATCAGTCATGGCGTGATCCAGCTGATCCAGCATGACATTGGCGGCGAGCTGGCTCGTCAAAGCGCCGACCGGAAGGCCGACGCCGTCATGGCCATACCCGGCGGTGATCCTCTTCCAGAGGTCAAGTGTATCCTTGCAGGAGACAACGCGCTCAATGGCCGTGAACAGCACATCATGTCGAATGCTGGCGAAATAGCTCTTGATGTCGGCCTTTACGACATACGGAGCCTGCCAGTTCCTATGTGCCGTGCGCAGCATGCGCTGCAACGCCCATACGGCCCGCTGTGCGCCCTTACCCGTCCTGCAGGCATAGCTGTGATGGATGAACCGCCGCTCGAATAGCGGCTCTACCACCCGAACCAGGGCATGGTGGACAATCCTGTCCGCAAAAGGCGGGGCCTGAATATCCCGGCGTTTGGGTTCAAACACCGTGAAGCTGCGGGGCCTTCCAGGCTCCCAGCTTCCCCATACGAGATGGTTATGTATATTGATAAGGTTCTCTTCCAGGTTGACACTGAACTCCGCCACTTCGCGGCGGTACCGCTTGCCTTTCCGCGCGGCCAGATACGCGCTCCACAGGTTGTCGAAGTCGATGATTCTGGCGAATAGGTCGCTGTGTGTGATTGGCATTTGTATGCTTACCAGCAGCCACTTTCGCGCACGGCTACTTGCCGCTGCTGTTTGTTGATCTTTGACCGGATAGGTCAGGACGGACGCCCCGAAGGACAGGCACTGTCCCGCCGCCCGTAAGCGACGGGCTTCTGGCCGTTGCCGTTCGCCAGGCGCGCACCGATGTTCGTGTTCGAGTTCGACGCCGCGTTGTTGCAGTTGACGTTCCACAGCCCCGCATTCGCGCCGTTGCTCCAGTTGCCGCCCACGATCGGGAAGTACTCGCGTTGACAGGCATCCGCCCTGAATATTCATCTTGCCGCCTTGAGCCATCCGCCGACCATGCGGCCGATCTCGTTTACGTGCCGCACCCATATTTCATAGCGGCGCGGCGTGATATATTGCAGGCGCAACGATTTGCGAATCCACATCCTCAGAACCTCGATCTCCACGTCGAGGTCTTGCAGCGTTGTTTTCTTGTGGTACCGCTTCCATGCGACGATGGAGAGGCGCTGAATGTTCGCCAGCGCCGCCCGTATGTCGGCGCACAGGGCGTACCGCTCGATTTTCGGATACTGCTGCAGCACGGTGTGCGTGTAGGCTTCCACCTCTTCGATTTTCGCGAGGAGGGTCGCGTACGGGCTCGGCTGTGCGTACCCGGAAGAGGGCGGGCTATCGCCCGCCCTTGCATGACTCACATTGCCAGACACATTACACCTTCGCCAGGCGCGCACCGAGGCCCGTGCCCGAGACCGACGCCGCGTAGCAGCAGCGGACGCCCCACAGCCCCGCACCCGCGCCGTTGCCCCAGCCGCCGCCCACGACCGGGAAGTACTCGGCGGAATTGTTCCAATACTGGCCGTCGGGAGCGGTTGCTCCAGAGTTGCTCGTGGGGCCGGTTTTCGACAGGAAAACATCGTCCATGTCGTATCCGCTTCCGTTGGCGTCCATGAACGTCACCGGATACGTCCAGCTGTTCATGTTCGGCGGAGTCTGGCCGGTATTCACCCAGGTCTGGTTGCCGTCGCGGTCCCAGAGATTGATCACGCCGGAGATCGTTTTCAGGCCGTCCATCCACTGCCAGACGTTGCCCCAGAGTCCGACGATCCCGCGATAGGTAGCCTGCGCCACATCCGAGGCGTCGACATTGGCCGCGCTCGACGCGCTGACGCGCCCCTGCCCGGTCTCGGACTGGCTGTCCATGGTGGCGTTTTCCACCAGGTAGAGCCACTGAATCGCGGACCAGTGATAGACGCTCCAGAGGCCGAACCCGGACACGCCGGAGACGTTGCGGGCAGCGGCATCAGCCAAAAACTGCGTCAGCGTCCGGCTGACAGCGGGCAACACGCCGGGCTTGGAGCCGAGCTTGGAGCCATCCATGCTGGCCTGGTACTTGCCGACGTAAATCTGATCGACTTCGCTGCCGCCGACCTTGAACGCCGGATGCACGACATATCCGTCAACAGGCTGGTCGCTGATCCACCAGGCTTCCTTGCCGGTGTTCGCGCCAGAGCCGATCGTCGCGCGGCGGATGTAGAACTTGGGAATCTTGACCATGTACTGGCCGTCGACAACCACGTCCTGCATCCCGCCCCAGACGGGATGAGTGCTGAAATGAGCCGCGCCGGGGTCGGGGACGGTATTGCCATCCTCATCCACATAGGCCCACGTGCCGCCATCGCCGCCAGGGGTAATCAGCGCAACGCCGGAGACGTATGCAAACGCCTGCTTGGTCGTGACCTTGACCTCGCTCGACCACTCGGACCACCCGCGCGTTTCGCCCTTGTGCTGCACCTGCAGGTAGTAGACCCGCAACCCGGCTTCCAGAATGCCCGCAGGCAGCGTCAGAGAAAGCAGGTTCACGGCGTCCTCGCCGGAATCCCACAGCGGCTCCGCCCAGGTTCCGCCCGAAGCGCGGACCCTCCAGCGGCTGGCCGCATGGGTGTCACTTCCGCCGACAACCGCGAAAGCCCCGGTCTGCAGCAGGGGGGTCTCGCCGACGTCCGTGGCGTTGTTCGCGGGAGACACCAGTGTCGGCGTGGCCACATAGGCGAAACTGGCGGCAGTGGCGAAGCCCGAAACGACGGACCAGTCGGACCACAGGCCGGACAAGTCTTTCACCCGCGCCCGCAGCTCGTAGCTGGAAGACACTTCAAGCACGTCGGCGGGCATCTGATACGACAGGCCCGCAGGCTGTTCTCCAGAGTCGTGCAGCACGGTGGCGAACTGCGCCCCGGCAACGGCGACCTGAAACTGGATACCGGCCTGGGGCGTTCCGCCAGGACTCGAATACCCGGCAATGGCCAACGTGGGCCGCTCGAAGATGTCGACAGCGCCATCAGCCGGGGAGCTGATAGCGGGCGCGTTCGGGCGCATGGCCGGGTTGACATAGCCGCCGAGACCGGTAGCCGCGGACAGAGCCACGATATGGCGAATCTGCATCGCTTCACCCTCGGTGACGATCATCAGGCTGCCGTCACCACGCATGGGCAGGATGTATTCATAATCCGCAAAGCCTGCGGGAATATCCCCGCCCTGCCTGCGGACAGACCAGACGCGCTCGGTCCACGCCGGATTGGATGTGTCGCGGAAGTAGAGTCTGGCCTCTCCGGAGTTCAGGGAGCGCCGGATCACGACGGCCCCGCCCTCGGCGTCGTTTCCGATGTTGATCGGCTTGGACAGCCAGATGTCACCGACCTCGCACGTGGCGTACGCGGCCCCGACCTCTTCCATGGAGCAGCGGGTCAGAACACCGGCTCCCAGAGTGCGCGGAAGGTTGGTTTCAATGCGGATGCGGTTCTCGGAGAGCACGGCCGTGCATTTGATCAGCAGCGAGCCTTCCTCGTCGGCGAGGACATAATACTCTCCGGCCCGAAGCTGGGCCGTGCTGGCAACGTCCACGCTGTCGTCGCCGGAAATGCCCTGCACGATGGCGGTATCCACGGCGTCAATCAGGGTGAAGCCGGGAGCCCACAGCTCAAAGGCAATACGGTTGTCGCGGTAGAGCCAGTCCAGAGTGACGGCGCGCTGCACACTGACGGAGCTGGTTTCCTCCAGGCCGTCCACGCGCGAGCCCAGGGCGTCCAAGTTCTCGTCGGTCAGCTCAACCGCGTCGCGCAGAGCAACGGTGTTGTCGAGCAGCCGCTGGTGGATCGGATTCCAGGTGTCCGGGTGCGCCACGCTCTCCACGGTGAGAGCAGGCAGGGATTCGCTGAACTCGGGGGGCGACCCCGGAGTCAACGTGGGATTTTCAGTAGCCATCATGTCCTCCTTTAGTATTCAAAGACAATTTCAAACTCGATCTCGGTTTCCGGCTCAAGCTCCTTGGGGGCGACAACGCGCCGTCCCATCAGAGTTCCGTCCGCCGCGATAACAGCCACCTCGCGCACGATGTTCTCCCCGGCCGCCTGGCCGGACAGGACACCCCTGACCGTCAAGCTGGGGCCGCTCACCTCGTTGGAGGTGGCCACCCGGAGAAACTCGGCCTGCAGGGCCGTGTCGACGTCCGGGCTATACGGGGCGTCGCCGGAACCGAAGGCCAACCATGCGGCCTTTGGCAAGGCGTCCCCGGTCGCGGCGGCGGTGGCCACCTTGTTGCGATACGCCGCCGTTGCGGCAATTGCGGTCGGCATCAGAGCACCTCTCTATATGTTGCGCCACCACGCCTGACGGTCGCGACGGCAGTAAACCACACACCCGGAAGACCGGGCTCCACGCCCAAACGCCACGTCCCGTCAAGTCGCGGCTGCCCAATCGTCAGCAGGGTCGGATAGGCGAGGCTCCACGAGCCATCCACCTTCCACAGCCCGTCCAGCTTATGCCCGCCGAGCTTGTGTCGACCGTCCAGAGGCATCGGCTGCCAAAGCTGCCGGGCAGGAAGCGCGCGGTCACCGCCCGCCGCCGACACAGGCAGGCTCGTACGGCCGCGCATCCGAAATTCGCCGAACCCACTGCGCAAGGGAGCGCCAGCAGGCCGGAGCCCCGTCAGTCGAACGGTGCCGAGAAGCCCCCAGCTGCCGTCCAGAAGGCGTTCGGAATAGTTGCCGCCCACATCCCAGCAGCCGTCGAGGGTTTGCCAGTTATGAACGGTGAAGCGGCGGCACTGGACCATGCGAATGGCCAGCCGCTGCGACGGAGCAAGCATTGTGATGGAAGAATCAAAGGTCGATCCGACGGCGGTGACCAAGGCCCGCAGATGACAACGAACAGGCGCATACTGTGCGGCCATGTCCTTGACGAGACGCTGTTGCGCTCTGGTCCACGTCCCTTCCGCGAGGTTCAGGCGGATCGCGTACTCGGCCCAGCTGCGCATGGCCAACCTGCGGACCGTGCCAGCAGGAGGAGAGAGCACAACGGAGCCGTCAGCGGTCCACGTGCCGTCGAGAGTGCGGCCCCCAGCGGATTCCCACTCCTCGCGATAAGTCTTGTATTCAATGAGTTCCGAGCCGGGATAGCCAATGCTCGCCAAGGCGGTGCGGACCGCCCAGGGCGTTCCCTTCTTCCGGTGCAGCCGAATCGCGTTGCGCACCAGCTCGCGCTGATCCGCTTCGGCGAGGCCGGTGGACCAGCCCTCCAGACCCAGAACGTGAAACTGCTCAGCCAGATGCGGAAGAAACGGCGCGGACACCAGGTCGACCAGGTCCACAAGCAGTCCGTCGACCGGCAACAGCGAAAGACGCTGCGTCAGCTCGGCCATAGGCGCAAGGCGCTCATCCGTGGCCAGCACTCCAGGGACGACGGAATCAGCCATTCACGCCTCCAGCCACAGAGACGGACACGCCGGTGCAGCTGGCCCAGCCGTTTTCAGGCACGTCAACGTCTTCAAGGGGCAAGGCAAGGTGGACGCGGTACACGCCGGAAACGGAAAGAGCCGCCATGATCTGGCTGCGGACGATGTCGCTTCCAAGGGTCGCGGCTGCCTTATCCGCCCATGCCCGCGCTGCGGCTGTGGCGCGCGCAAGCGTGTCTGCGGCATCGGCGGAATGGTAGAGAGTTATCTCCGCAGAGATAGCGTACTCGTACAGGACGGGCGAGGCTGCGGTAACCGTGTCGCACAGCGGACGCACATCGTCCGCGCTTGCGGCCTCGGCAACCTGTGCCAGTACGTCCTCTGACGGCAGGCCCCCCTGAACCAGCGGATACAGAACCACCTGGCCGGGCTCGGGAGATAGCACCGCGACGTCCACCACGCTCTGGTTCGCGCTCATGGCGTGATAGCGATACGACAGCGTGGGACCAGCAACAGAAAAATGTTCAGGCGCGAGAATGATCCTCTCGCGAAGCCTGTCGTCACCCTCCATGTCGGCACCGCCGCTTGAGAAGGTCACGTTCACGACCTGTATGCCGTCCGGCAGCAGATCAAACGACTGCTTGATGTCCCCCGGCAATAAGCCGTTTGCGCCCGCTCCGGGCTCGTCGCACAGCGCGAGCACTTCCACGGAACTCTGGCCGGAAGGAATCAAGGCGTCGCTTTGCGTGGCGAACACGGCCCCGGTCCCGGACTTCACGCGGAACCCCCTGGGAATAACCACGCCGGAAGCCACCGGCGCTTCCGAATAGAAGCGCAAGGTCGTCCGGGCGGCCTGAGGCTGCAGCCTGGTCACGCCAACCAGGTCTCCAAGATAGTCCAGCATGGGAGCCCTGGAAAAGCGCACCAGGTTCTGCCTCGCCGCGTCGTTGATGGACGCCCGCATCAGGGTTTCCCTGTAGGCGATCAGGTCTATCAGCAGCCGCTCGACCTGGGCGGGATACAGCGTCTTCCCCGTCATGGCCTCATAGGCTGCTATCAGCTCGGATGTAACAAGCTGGGAATCCTCGTGGACAACCTTAGGAAGGGTCATGCGCGCACCTCCGCAGAAGCCAGAGCGCCATCGGCGAGCCGGAACTCGATCCGGATCAGAACATGCGCGGGGCCGTCCCCTTGTTCCACCTGGACTCGCACCACGGTGACGCGAGGCTCCCAGCGCCGGATAGCGCGGACAGCCTCGCGCACCAGGTGGGGGCGGGCGCGGTCGATGGGCCGGTCAATGTATTGATAGATATTGGAGCCGAACTCCGGACGCAGCGGATCGCTCCCCTGGGGGGTCTCCAGGATGATGCGGATGGATTGGCGAATGTCTTCTATGCCTTCGACAAAGCCGTTCCGGCCCAATGCGGGCTGCCAGTGTGCAGAGTTAGGTAACATGCCCCCGACTCTATGCGAGTCAGGGGCAAAAGGTGTGCTGACTAAGGTCAGTGGCTATGATGATTCGAGTTGCCGGAGGCGTCGAGGATGGTGCCGGATGCGTCGACAGAGCCGTCGACATGGATATCGCCTTGTACTTCAATATCGCCGGTAATGGAAGCGGCGGCACCTCCACCCCCGGTTACGGTCATACCCTTTTCAACAGTCAAGTGGCCGGTGACCCGTGTCTCTGGGGCATCTATGGTGGCCTTCGGGGTGCGGACCAGGACAGGCCCGGCAGCCTCTATCGTTATCGGGCCGACAGCATTGACGGAAAGCACATGACTATCCCTGTCATACTCGACGGTGGTTCCATCGTCAAATGCGATGTGATGCTTTTCCACTCCGGAGCACGGCGTCACGTCCGCGCTGGAATACAACGCGCCAAGAATGCAGCCGTCTTCACCCCGAGAATCCAGCATCAGCGCCACGTGCTCGCCCACGTCGGGCATGAAATAATGCTTGTCCCGGCAGGTCTTGGGGACCAACACCGGGAGCCAGTGCGTGATCAGGTTGTCCAGCGCGGGCAGGCGAACCTTAGCCCTGCATGTCGCCTCGGCGATCTCTACAACGATGCCGAACTGGAGGGTGGCCGCCGCTTCTCCGAAGGTGCTATTCATCGCCTCCCTCCTTCACGCGCTTGGCCTCAAACTCGGTCACATAGCCGCCGGAGCGCCCTATGGAGTGGGTGGCCTGGGTGACGAGATACAGCCCGTTCAGCCGCCGAAGGCCGTGGATATCAATGATGGCACCGGCCACGATCTTAGGATCGCCCGGCAGCGTCCCATTGAGGGCCACCTTGTCCTGTTCCCTGCGCTGCTGCTCGGCCTCGGCAATAGCTTTTGCCTGTGCCGCGCTGCGCGCCCGGACGTGCTGCTTGTTCTCATCCTGGGCCGTTACCGTATCCTGGGACGCAACGTCTCCGGCCTGCGCCTGCTGTTCGACAACCTCCTTCGTGTCCGGGTTGTGGTAGCGGACGGACGTCTTCGACGGCACATCGGTCACCTTGTCGGCATAGCGCCAGGAGGTGAGATCGGAAGGATATAGGGTTCTGACCGGCGACTGCTCTGCGAGACTGCCAGCGCGAGCGACCACAAGAGTGCGGTTGTTGTCGCAGAGCTTGGCCGTATAGCCATACTCCCGGCAAAGCCGCACCACAAAAGCCCAATCCGTTTCCTGGTACTGAGTGACCCGGTCGATGGCGATCTCGTCAATCTCTCCGCTAACCTTGGCCCCGATGCGCTTGGCCGCCTGTGCGACAATAGCCTTCAAGGTCGTATTCTCATACGCCTTGCCCCTGCGGGTCCGGACCTGCCTGGTGATGCCGGTGGACAAGGCCCTGATCCGGACCACGGATGGCGGGCCAGATATCTCGACCTCGTCGACATCGAAACCTCCGGCGGAAACCAGGCGCTGGTGTGCATAGCCGTATTCAAGGCTCATCTCGGCACCCTTGTCGGGATACCACGCGCCAAGCCAGCGCCCATCATCGTCGCCGATGGTGACGTCCAGCTCGTCGGACTGCCCTGTCAGCCGGTCGGTGTAGCGCACCTCGATCACATAGGCGGAAAGGTCCGCAGTCACGTCGCGGCCGGAATAGACGATGCGGAAAGACGGCTGGAGAACGGTCATCTTTTCCATGGGGGCAACCCTTCCGTGTCGGCCGAGGACTCAATGACGGGGATGCGCAGCTTGATGCCGGACGGCAAGGCGTCCGACACCGGCGCATGCGGATTCTGCTCGATGAGCATGCCGATGTGCGCCACGTCGCGGTAATACCGCCAGGAGATCATGTCCCAGCGCTCCCCGTCTGTCGTGATGTGTTGCAGAAAAATCATAACTGTACGCCCCTTATGGCGACCTTTGCCGCGATGCCGGACAGGGCCGGTCGCACATCCATAAGCGCCTCGGCGGCCCTGCGCGCGGATCGCGCTGCACTCACAGCCCCTTCGACGGTGCGTATGGCGTCCGAAGCAAAGCCCAGCTCGCTTTTGGCGGAGTTGTAGGCCGCCATCACGTCAGAGGCTCCGGGAAGAGAGGATATCGCGGAAAAGGCCGCGATGGGCAGTCTGGACGCAATGGCCCGGAGGTCATCAGAAAGCTCTCTTGCGGCTTGCAGCGCCGACTCTCCCTCGGAAAGAAGCGTGGCGGCCACGCTCGCAGTGCGCTCTGCGGCCTGGACGACCTCGGAGGCCGAGGAAACCGCCTGGCTGACAGCCTTTGCCGCCTCCGGAGCGGGAGCCGTATCCTGTCCCGACACCGTGGACAGGACATCTGTGCTCGCGGTGACCGGCGGAACGTACATGCCACGAGAAAAGACTCCGGGGGGATTTGGCTTGGCCGGATCGCCGACGTACTCCCGAAGGCGCAGAGATGCCTCCAACGAGATCACTGTCCCGGCCCCGTTCGTCTGGCGGTAGGTCACGGACAGGTCGACGATGACAAAGACACCGCGATATTCGCCGTTGCCGAGAACGAAGTCCAAAGGCGTCGCGGCGTCCATGTGGTCCTTCAGGCCCCGAACCTCATCCGCAGGGTTGCACCATGACGAGTGCAGGGTGACGCTGAAAGACAACTCGTCCGGGCTCCACCCGGTATGCTGCATGGCTGGCTTTCTGCCGATAAGCGCATGCTCGGAAAAGCTGGACCCATAGCGGATATCAAGCCCGTCCATCCACGATACGACTTCCAGTTCCGTTTCCCCGAGGGTGGCGTACAGACTCATGCGGGAGACCTCCTTGCGTGATCCCGCTCGTATCGGGACATCAGGCGCTCAAACTCGGCGAAGCTGAGGCTCATGGCCTCCTTCACCTGCTCGCGCACACCTCCACCGCCTTGTCCAACATGAATGACAGGCGCGAAGGTGACGTTCATGCCTCCTCGGCCAGCTCCGGCGGCAGCAGCGCCATCCCCGGCGTTCCGACCGGCAAGAGCCTGGAGCGGAACCGTGGGAAGGTTCGGCGTAGCAGCCTTCGACATCTCGCCAGCGGCGCGGGCCACCTCTCCGGCGCTCCCCTTCATGCCCACGGCAAGACCGGCCCCGAGCATACCGCCCAGACCAGCGAACACACGCGAGGGGGACCGGATGCCAAGCAGGCTCTTGAACGAACCGACAATGTTTCCGGCAAGCTCGGAAAGACCTGATTTCAGACTCTCCCATCCCTGCTTGAGGCCGCCGAGCAGGCCGCCGATAATCTGCGCGCCGAGCTTGATAAACTCCAGGGGCAGCATGGCCAGACGAAGGGGAAGCCCGATAACGAGCCGGATAATGGCGCCGATGGCCGATCCGAATTTTTGACCCAGCGACTGCGCGGCCCCGCCGGTATCCTCGACCGGCTGCAGCAGAGCCTTCACCCAAGACCAGACCTGGCCGAGCGCGTCCGCAACCGGCTTCACGATCCATGCGACCGGAGCAAAGGCCGTGCGCATGGCGTCGCCGACCGGCTTGAGCGCCGAGGACAAGCCCTGGAACATGCCGACAAAGAACCCCTTGATGGGTTTCCAGAACTTCCAGATCAGGAGCGCGGCCCCGGCGATGGCGATGCCGATCCAGCCTATGGGGCTGAGCAGCATGGCGCGGCCAAGCCAGAGAACAGCCTGCCCGATCATGCGGAACGAAGAAAAGAGAGCCCTCCCGGCAACAACGGGGCTGCGCAGCGTGGCGCGCCCCCACCACAGCGCGGCCTGGGCGGAAGACTTGAGCCCGGAAACGAGCCCCCTCCCGGCGATCGCGGGAAGCGGACGGAGAGACGATCCGAAACGCAGCGCGCCCTGCCGGGCCGACTGGAGACCTGCGGAGAATGAGCCGGACAGGGCAGCGCCGGAGGCTTTTGCCGAGGCTGCGATGGCGGCCAGGCGAATCTGGGGAACCTTGAGCGGACCGCCGAGACTCGCAATGCTTCCCATGTGAGAAGCCAGCCAGCCAGAAGCTGCGGACAGCCTGCCGGTCACTGCTGCGAACTTGCCGACGTTCCCGGCCTGCATGGCCATCATCGCACCCTGGACGGACGCTCTGATAGACCTCCAGCGGGCTATGCTGGACCAGAGACTGCCGCCGAGAAGGTGGTAGCCAGCCCTGGCCGCAAGGCTTGCCGCCTTGAACGTCAGGAGCACGGCGGCGGCCTTGCCGATGGCGGAGACAAGCTCCGGATTTGCGGTCGCCCACTCGGCCATCGCAACAATGAGCGGCCGAAGCGTGGAGAAAGTCCCTTTCAGCGCGGGCAAAAGAGCGGTGCCGAGGTTGGTGCTCAGCTCGGAAACGGCGTTTTTCAGGAGCTGCAGCTCGTTTTCGGTTGTCCCGGCCCTGGCTGCGAACTCATTCTCCATGGAGCCCTCAACGCGGGACAGAACGCCGAGCGCGTCCGTGTATGTGCCGACCGACCCGGCCAGCACGGCGACGTCGTCGGCGTATTCAAGGCCGAACATATCGACCAGCAGGCCAGTGCGCTCCGAGTTCGGCACCTTCTCCAAGGCTTTCAAAAAGCTAATCAGCGCGCCCTGGGCGTCGGTGGCGATAGCCTTCTTGAGCCCGCCAGCGGACATGCCCATAGAGGCAAGCGCTTCCTGAAATTTCGTACCCTGCTTGTCGGCGGTGGCCAGCTTGGTCAGCATGCCGTTGATCGCCATCCCGGCCACTTCCGGCGGCTTGCCCAGGGAGATCAGCGCGCTCGACAGGGCGGCCGCACCGTCGGCGCTCAAGCCGAACTGCCGCGCGACACCGCCGACACGGGACAGCGCACTCACGATATCCCGCGCCTTTGCCGGAGACTCGTTGGAGAGCTGGTTGATCACGTCGCCCAGGTGGCCGATGCTGCCGATCGGAATCTGATAGACGTTCGCGACCTTGGCCATGGAATCGCCAGCCGCTTCTGCGGACATATCAAAGGCGACAGCCATCTTGGCCGTGGTCTCTATGAAGCCCGGCAAGTCCTTGAGGGCAACGCCGAGCTGTCCACCGGACGCCGCGAGCTGGGCCAGCTCAACAGCGGAAAGGGGGATTCGGCGGGACAGCATCTTGATACTGTCTCCAAGCCCGTTCAGCTCCGCCTCCGATCCGTTGACGACCTTTCGCACGTCGGCCATGGCGGATTCAAAGGCCATGGCGGAACGGGCCGGGGCCGCGAGGGTGGCACCCAGGGCGACAACGCCTACGGCCTGCCCCCACATCTCGCCCATGGCCGCACGGTGCGACGCGGCCTTTTCCTGGGCGCGGGTCAACCCTTCCAGATTGAGCTTCGCGGATTCAATGCTTTTGCCCAGCCGGTCGTATCTCTTGGCCAGGTCTTCAGGCACCCGGCCAGACGCGCGGAGCCGGGTCACCTCATCGCCCAGGCGCGCATGCTCCCTGGAGGCGTCCTCCACCTGGCCGGAAAGCCGGTGGACGGACTGCCCCAAGGATTGCAGCGCGCCCTGGGCGGCGCTGGTGGTCGCTGAGACCAAGAGACCAAGAGTAAGGGATGATGCCATGTGATGTCCGGTTATTTCTCGGCTTGCGCTTTAGCCTGGCGGGCAGCCTCGGCCAGCCAGAGCTGCAGCTCTTCAATGGTTAGCGCGTCTATTTCGGAGGGTTGGAAACGATACCACCGCGCCAGTGCGGCGGCTGCCTGCCACAGATCAGGAAGGGGAATCCAGATATCTCTGAAACGCGGCCTGGAGCTTGCGGAAGTCCGCAAGCCCCATCTCCTCCATATCCTCCGGCGTCATGGGAGGCTCGCACAGGGAGGCCATCAGCCTGATCTCCTGATCCGCTTCGGTTCCGCCGCCGCGCTGGGCCAGCTTGAGGTCGCGCACCTTGGGGGAGCGCAGGACGATTTTCTTCACGACAGTGCCGTCGGGCAGGGTCAGATGTTCCGCCAGGGGAATCTCATTTAATTTGGACAAGACTAGCCTCCGATGTTCTCGTTGTATTCAGCCAGAAGGTCTTCGCCCCCGGCCTTGTAGATGTTTTCCAGCACGTCGACCTCGACGATATCCTCGCCTCCGGCGGTGATCTTCATGTAGTAGGCGACGAACTCCGTCTCCATTTCGACGTTCTCGTGCTGCTTCCAGTTGCCGCCGGGGAAGGTCTTGAAGGCCACGGTCAGCAGCGCGACGACCGGAACCTCGTCGGTGCGGCCCTGCGCCGTCTGGGTGTACAGGCTGCCTCTGAGCTGCAGCTGCACTGTCTTGAAGGGGTTGGCGGCTTTCTTGAGCACGTCCGGATACAGGGAGGCCCACTTGACCTTGCCCTCCAGCTTCTCGAAACCGGCGAACGCTTCAATGCTGCCCACCATGCCCAGAGCCTTGTGCTCGGACATCTTGGCCTTGATCTGCGGCAGCTCCACCTCTTCGGCCCGGCCAAGCAGGCTTGCGCCGTCAATGTAGACGTTCGCGTTGGTGATGCGGTTGATGGCAATCTTGCTCATATACGCCTCCTGTTACTGCCCGAGAGTCTTGAGCAGGTTGATGTCGATCACGCTCTCGAAGGTGATCCGCTCTGCGGGAGTCGGCGGCATGAACGTGATGTCGAAGGTCAGATGCCCGTTGCCCGTTTCGGTCGGCGGGTTCTTGGCCGGATCATAGGTGCAGGAGCCGTCAACCAGTGCGCCGCGACCAATCAGCGTCCGGATGAACGAGTTCACGGTTCCGCGAATGTCGTCGATCAGGGCGTTGTTGATGGGGAAGTCGATGAACTGCAGCATGGCGTACTCGACAGACTCGTGGAGAATGTCCGCAGTGCGGCGCACGTTGATGAAGTTCTTCGGGTGCGAGACGGACGGCCACGCGGCGGAACGGTTGCCCCAGGCGCGAAGGCCGGTTCCGAAGCTGTTGAACACGGTCACGATGCCGTTTTCGTTCAGCAGATTGGCTTCCGTCTGCGGATCGTTGATGCGCGCGGAAATGCTGCGCTCGGCCCCGGTGATGCCCATAAACTCCGTATTGGAGGGGCTCCACCAGTATCCGTTCTCGACGTCCTTGCGGCAGATCACGCCAGCAAGACGCTGGCTCATGGGCTCCAGACGCTCCGAGTCAGCGGTGGTGTCGTACACCTTCAGATGGGGATAGCAGAGCACGGCCCGCTCGCTGGAGGTGTTGAAGTTGATCTCGCCCATGGGGCCGCGTCCGGTGATCGCCTGCTGCGGGGTCAGCCCGACAGGGGCGTCGATCAGCGTGACCGCGCGCAGCTTGTGCGCCATGCTGATCATTTCCACGGCCACGCTGTTCTGGGTGCAGTACACCGGGGCGATCAGAATCTTGGCGAAGAAGCCGAACAGGTTGTAAGTGTCGTCCAGGGCCTTCATGCCGGTGCGAGCGCCGCCCACGGTCACGGCTCCGATCAGGTCGGAAGGCAGGACGGCGGTGGGGTCTTTGTGCTCGTAGCTCACGAGCAGGCTCGCCCCGGAGGCGATACCGGCCCCGGCGATACGGGTGATGGTTCCCGCGTCGGCGTCGTAGGTGTAGTCCGTCCCGGCCACGTGGGTGGTTTCGCCGTCCGACGACTTGACCGTCGGCGCGCCGTTCCATGCCGGGTGCGCGGCGGTTCCCACATCCCCGGACAGAACAAGCGCTTCGTCGGTTACTGCAGCCTTGTGGATGGAAGGGTCCAGCACGTTGATGACAATGACCGTACCCGCGCCCTGGTCGAAGATCGCGTCAAGGGCTTGCGGGATGGTGTAGTTGGGATGCGCCGTCCCGAACTGCGCGGCATCGCGGTCGGACAGGACAATGGTGGGCTCGTTTACAGGCCCGGACGGAGCCGTTCCGATCAGTCCAACAACGGCCGACTTGACCGTGCGTACCGGGCGAGGCCCCTTGAGGATTTCGATGGTTTCAACACCATGCAAGAAATTGGCTGCCATGGCTTACTCTCCTTTGCTCCGCTTTTTCTGGGGCGCAGCGCCCGGTGCGGGCGTCAGTCGCCCCTGGGCCACAAGCGCCGACACGTAGCCGGACTCTTCCGGCAGCTCCACGGTACGACCGGGCCAGAGCATCACCTCGCGGCCTTCGATGGTCACGCCGGAGGGAGGCCCGGAATAGATATAGGTTTTCATTCGACGTCTCCTTTGAATGTTACTGTTTGCAAGGGAACTTCGACCTCTTCTCCGGCCACACTGCCAACCAGCAGCTGCCGCGTGTTCCATGCCAGCGGCAGGTACAGAAACCCTGCGTCGAAGCCGGGACGCGGGGCATTGGCCAGCTCAAGCTCGCGTACGCACCCAGGGGGAAGCCACCCGGCCAGAGAACCGTACAGGCTGGAAACTAGCTTCGCGGCGTCTTCTCTTGCCGCGCTGCCCGTCTTCTGCGCCCTCGCGTTTCTCACCGCCAGAACGGTCAACCAGGACGTTTCAATCTCGGCTGCAGCCCCGTCGGCCTGAACCACGCGGTAGCCGTCATAGATCACATGCACCGCCGGGGTGTGCTGTGCGGCCTCGCGCACTCCGGCAAGGTCGGCGGCGGAGAAGACTTTCACAGCCTTGGGCATGTTCTCGGCGATACGGGCGACAAGCGCGGGTTCAAGAGAAACCATCAGAGCCCCTCCGTACCCGAGCGGTCCATGATGCGCGGATTCCCGGAACTGGCAGAGGCTAGCGATGGGCGAGGCTGATCCTCGGTCTCCGGAACTCCGAGGCCGACGGAGCCACGGCTGATGCCTTCCAGCAGGCGACGGGCGTCCTCATAGCGGGTGCGGACCTCTTCCGGAGCTTCATCGCTATGGAGGCGATAGAAGACGATGTCCGGGGCGATCCGCGTCAGCACAGGGGGGACACTTGCCAGAGGAAGGCGGTAGCGCGCGGCCAGATACCCGTCGATCTCGGCGTCGGCGTCGGCAATGGCGCGCAGGAGCACGGCCTGGTCAATGACCTCGGCCATGCTCCTGTCGGTCAACTGCACCAGTCGCTCCTCGCCGTAGCGATCGACTAACTCCTGCAGCGTGGTGTAGCTCATGCCACGTTCACCACGAGTTCGGGATCAGCGCGAAGGGCCGCTTCCTGGTCGGGGGTCGCTTCGACCTCTTCGGGCTCCAGATGGAACGGCCCGAGGCCAGCACGGAACCGGCGCGAGAGGCTCTTGGTTCGCACCACGAGCGTGACCAGGCCGGACTCCTGCTTTTCGTCCTTCTTCTGAGTCTTATCTTTCTCAGCCATTTACGACCTCCTTAGGCCACCCACGGCGAGACGATCATGTCGACCACGCCGAAGTTGGGGTTGGACGCGCCGTTGGCCAGGCGCTCGTTCTTCACGATCTCGATGGCCGCAGCGCGCAGGGACGGAGGAACAACCAGCACGGAGGGCTTGATGCCCAGCGGGCGGCCGCCGTCGGCCTTGGTGTTCATCATGGCGGTCATGGCGGAGTTGAAGCTGGTGGCGGACAGGGGCTGGCGGCTCATGTAGGCCATCTGCCAGAAACCGAAGCCCGCGTTGCAGCGATAGCGGATGCCGTAGCGATACTCGTCGCGGACGAACACGCCCTCGTCGTTGGTCGCGGTCATGCTGTCGAGTTCCGGCTTGGTGCGCTCCTGGAAGATCAGCGGCTTGAGGGCGCGGCCGGTGTCGAGCAGGTACCAGGGCGCGCCGGGATCAGCTCCGGGGACGTCCATGTTGGACACGGTTTCAGCGGACCCGGTCCCGTCGACCTCGGGGTAGATGGGGTGATCGGTGTCGAAGAAGTTCTGCCCGTCGTAACACAGGGTCGAGGCTCCGGCCTTCAGCAGGGCAAAGACCAGCTCGTCCGCGTGAGACATGGCGGCCCGACCCATCTCGGAGAACAGCGGGGCGTATATGCCGACGTTGTCGTCCTCGATGTCGGTACGCTTCACGCCGACCGTGGATTCGTACAGCTTGTTCTGGACCTGGTACGCCTGGGCGGCCATGTCCTTGATGACGCGGTCGCCGATCCACTCGCGCAGCTTGGGGAACTGCCCGAGCCAGCCGTACGTGTTTCCTGCGGACCCGGAGGGAACGACGGTCGCGACTTTCTGATAGTCGGTGGGGGTGTCGCCCAGCGCCTTGCGGAACGCGTCGGAGAACCCGGTGCGCAGCGAGGTGATAAGGGCGGGGGTAACGATAGCCATGTTCACTTACTCCTTTTCGGTGATGGATTCGATTTCAACGCAGCCGCGCGGGGTAATGCGGTAGTAGCTGCCGGTCGGCAACGCCATTCCCGTCTCGACAAGCACCTCGCAAGCAAAGCGCACTTCCACTTCGGAGTAGCCGCTGTCGTCTGCGACGTGCTTGACGGAAAGGCCGTCGAGAGGCGGTGTCTTGACGGTGCGAGACACATACAGCGCAGCCAACACGGCCGCGCGCACATCCTTCTGCCGCAGCGCGTGCGCCTTCACTTCCGCGAGGCGGTTAGCCATGCCGGACATCCTTCTTGGCCTGGGAAAACGCTTCTTCCGACATACCCAACAGGCGGGCCGCCGTGCGATCGTCCTCGGACAGCTCGGAATGGCCGTCGCTGTCCGGGCGCTTCATGGAATGGGAGGAAGCGATGACAGGAGCCGCCTCCACATACTTGGCGAAGCCTTCGAGGTCGGCCATCGCGTAATCCTTGGCCCAGCCCTCCATGGCAGGGGCGATCTTGCCAGCGGACATCGCTGCGGACACGGCGTCCGTCGCGGCCTTGGTTTTGACCTCGCCCTCCAGTTCGGCCAGCTTTCGGGACACCGCTTCATGCTGGTCGAGAGGCACGTACTTGGTCGGGTCGGGGGCCGCGCCCTGTGCTGCCTGGGCTGCGGTCAGCAGGTCTTTCTTCTTGTCAAGCTCGGCCAGGATTTCCTCGGCCGAGGCGGTGGGGGCGAGTCCCAGCTTGTGGGCGACTCGCTCCTGCAGTTCCTTGCTCATGGGGTCTCCTTGAGAGGCTGCGGCATGCAGGTAAAGGTTGGGGGTGTTCGTCAGGCCAGCCCCGGAGAGAGACACGACCCTTCCGGTGTCCGGGTCGTATGCGAATACCGGCGACAGGTACCTGTACTCCTTGGCGGCGAGCGCTTTGGCTGCCGTCTCGGTCCACGTTGCCTGCCCCCACACGCCGTCCTCTCGAAGCTCCAGCTTCTTGATCCATCCGGCTGCGGGGACTGGTCCGGCCTTCTTCTCGGCGGTAAGGGTCTGGTGGTCGTAGTCGACCACCAGGTCGATTCCCCACCCGGCAAAGGCGGACAGCACGGCGTCGGCGTCAAGCTCATACGGCCCGCGCCCGTCGCGCCCCGAGAATTTCCCCGCCGGAACGAGATGAACCCATTCCGGCGGGGTGTCCGAGGAAGGAAGGCGGATGCTGAAACGATCGGTGAGGGTCTTCATGTAGCCATCATGGCCACATCAGATGATAAGAAGGCGCGGAAGAGGGTCAGCATATAGCCGCTCTCTTCCGCGCCTGATTGGTGTCTTTGTCTGGTCGCCCCGTTTAACCCGTTTACCGGCGTTTACTAGGGGGGTGAAGGGGGTGGACAGGTGTCCACGCTAGGGACGATGGTTAAAAATCGTTCTGGGGGCATTCTGGCGAGTTTTCGGATTTTGCGCAACCCCTCTCGTCATCATGGCAGCATATACCCCGATACGATGGTCAGGATGGAGCCCCTGTCGCTGTCCGAAACACCAAGGAAAGGACGGGCCGGAATATCGCCCCAGGGAGCCGCGCCGAATTGCCCGCGCTTCGCGCCGAACTGCTGCACGGCAGCATAAACCTGTGGGCTGCCGATTTCAACCCTGTCGCGACCCGCGCTGTAATGTATCATCGTGGACAGGGATTTGGTTTCGCCGATGAGCGGCTTCTTTGATCCCGCGCGGGCCTGGCCTTTCTTGGTCAGCCCGCCGCGCTTGCTGCGGGAGCCCTTGTACTTGTCGACATAGGCAAGGATGGTCGCCGGGGAGTTCTCCTTCCACGCTTCGCCGTCAGGGCCGACGCCGTCGGAGAACCGCTGGATCGCGCTCTCGGCGAGCAGCTCCCCAATGTCCTGCATGGCGGGAGTCATGTTGCCGAGGCGGCGGACAAGCCCTTCCAGGGCGTCCAGAACCTCTCTGTCGTCTATGTTGACTCTGATCATACTAAAACGTACCTTTATTGGAAGGCGGCGACACACACCGTCCGGTTCATACCCGGAAGCGTCTTGGACGTAGGGGTCGGGTCGCCGCTACTTTCCCCTCTTGTAAAGAGTGATCAGCGCAGCCATGCGTCGCTTCCCGCGTAATTCGAAAACCGCTTCCATCTCTTCCCCGTCAATCTCTCCGGAAACCTTCACCAGCGGATGCCCCGTACTCCGGGAGGCCCCTGCGGCCTCCATCTTGTCAGGAGCGTTCAGCAGCCTTGGAAGGCGGGAAAAATCCGAAGGAGAAACAGGGAGCTGTCCGCGCGCAACCTCTGCCGCTTCATCGCCATGCCCCCCCAGGATGTGCCGGACGGAAGACTTGTCTAGCGCATAATCGAACCCGGCGACATCGACGCCTGTCAGCTCTTTCACCTTGGACACATCTCCGCTCGTGAGCAATCCCATGGTGCGATACGGCTGCACTTCGACCTCGGCAACCTTTGACGCCCTGTCCGCATAACGCCGGACATCATCCGCCACGGAAGGTAGGCTGCGGTATGACGTGGCCAACCTGTCGCGGACAGATTCCGGAACTCCCTGCATGTACGACTTGGCCAGGGAATAATCCCACTGCTGCGTTTTGGCCGCCATCGTCCGGACGGCGTCTGAAACCGTGTCGCCGGGCATGTAGCCCCATCCACGGTCGATGCCGCTCGGCTCTCCCGTCTTGGGGTCGATTCCATTATCCGGAGCCGTGCGCACCTTGCCGCCGTACCTGTCGGCATCCTCGGGACGCCTGACGCCGACAACCCGGCATCGGCAGCCCCACCCGTTCGGAGGGTAGTGCGCCTTCCACCAGGGATCGTCAGCCCGCAGCGTGAGACCGTTCCAGGACACATGCAGCGGACGGGGATGAAGGGAGCTGTCGGAGTGCTTGTACACCCACCACTCAAAGCCGCCCTCGCGCAGTTGCGCAAGGCGACCGGCGGCGTAGCTCGTGGAAAGATTGGTCGTGTAGATAACCCTGGTGCGCCAGTTGAACTCGCCCCGGTAGTCCCAGCCGTTGCGCTCGACGATTCGGGCAAAGTCCTTGCGGAAGGACTGAATGCTTCCGCCCTCGGCAATAACCCTGTCGACCGCTGCGGCCAGGTCGGACAGCAGGTCCGCCTTTGCGGCCCCGGCCACCATGAACCCCTGATCGTGCCGCCCCTTCCAGACGTCGTCCCACTTGGCGGACGGCATCATTTTGCCGAGCTTGGCCCGGAAAAAGGCGACCTGCTCCGGAAACGGGCGCTTGAGTACGCCCGCCACCTTCGGGTCAGCTGCGGCCGGATCAGACATCAGACTCCCTCTCCACGTCGTAGCGCCCCGCCAGCTCGGCGGCGGCGAATCCCATGGCCATCACTTCGGCCAGATCTCCATCGGGCAGATCGGCGTAGCTTGCGAGCAGCGACTCCCGAAGCGTCGGAAGGTCCGGAGCGTCCTCGACCAGCTTGCCGATGTGCTCCAGAATGGTCGCCCACCCTGGCTCGGCATCCGCAGCCATCCTTTCGGCCTGGGGGGATATGGGGGTCACATCCTCTCCGGAAGCCTCCTGGGCGTGTGCGGCGGTAGCCTTGCGGGAGTGCTTGTCTTTGTCTTGCTCTGTTTGTTTGAGATTTTCCGGCGCGGATACAGCACCCAAAAGAGGCTCGTCGCCTTCCGCTTCGGGGATGCCCCACTTCTCACGCACCCAGCGCTCCGGCACCTTGGCACCGAGGGGGACAATCTTGGACAGCTGGCCCGCAAGCGCCACCATGTCCTCGGGCTCTTCAACGAACAGTTCCACGTGAGGAAGGGGCGCATCTCCAAGGTTCAAGCGCACGATGGGGCCGATAAGACCCCGGCGGAGCGTCGCAGACAAAGAACGTGCGTCGGCGCGCAAGAGGTCACTGCGAACCTCGTTGTGGACCGTGGCCTGGGCAAGGCTGCCGCTGGAACCCTGGTCTGTCGTCAGCGTCTGTCCCAAAACGGCCTTGCTCACCTGGCGGTCCAGATATTCGATCAGGCGCTGGTACAGGTCCGCGCTGGCCGTCTTGGCCGTCGACTCCTGAAATTCGATCTTGAGGCTGTCGGGAATAACGGCGGCGGCATCGGAGCCGACATCCATCACCGCCCGGCGAAGCACGTCAATATCCTGCTGGGTGGCCGAGGCGTCGTATTTGCCCAGGCGCAGCGGCTGGCCGTACAGCTCGGCGAATGCCGCCCAATCGCGCAGGGCATAACTCTTGAACACCCACGCCCACAGCGCCGAACGGGCGAGGCCGCCCATGATCGGAATGCCCGCCAGAATCCTCGGAGCATGGCAGATAAACTTGTACTCCGGCAGCTCCTGGCCATCCGGCGACCCGTCGTACAGACGCAGATGGCGGCCGGTCTCCCGGTCGAACTGGAACCAGTGCGGCTCGCGGATCAGCGCGTCCTGGGGCAACCACCGGCCGCCCTGGGTGGACCAGAGAATCTCCGCAACGGCATACCCCTTGGACAGCGCGTCAAGCAGTCCCACCAGCAGGGCGGGGATGTCCAGCCTCTCCAGCGCGTCTTGGACAAGCTCCGCAGCCTTCTCGGCGGCGGGCGTCTCGTCGGCTGGAGAAACGGACAGCGGCAACCCTGCGGCGGCCAGCTTGCGGGTCTGCAACACCGAACGGTAGTGCAGGTCTTTCTCTTCAATGTCTGCGGCGGCCAGCAGATACTCCTTGGCGTCGCCAAGGCTCGCCCTGCGCAAAATGTCAACCACGTGCGCCGGGGTGAGCGAGGCCATGGGCCGCAAGGTCCACGCCTGCCGTATGCCGGTCAACCCGGCCGAGGCCACCTCGGACTTCAGTGTCTTCTTATCTACTACCATCGTTCATTATCCTCGCTTCCGCGCCAGGTTCTCCGGCTGACCGTTTCATAGGCATATACAGGTGACGGCTCCACGGCCGCCGAGACGGCCAGAGCCAAGGCCCAGAATCTGTCCGCGTGGCTTCTGCCGCTTTCCGTGGTCCGCTCGGCGATCAGTCTCGGCGCTCCGGTCGGGCTGGCTTCGCGCTTGACGGAATGCAGGTCCGACCGCAACTCGGGCCGGGGCGGAATCCGCAGCGAGCGATCCTCCATGCGCTCCTTGAGCGCGGTGGCCATGTCGAGCTTGCGCACTGCGGAGAACAGGACGCCTTCGACACGGTACTGGCCATGGCGACGCTTTGCCTCTTCGACGGGCATCTCGCCGAGACCCGTCTGGTCGAGCGCGGCGCGGGAGACCCGGTATTCCTTCATGATCCTGTCCAGGGCGGACAGCTGCTCGGCAAAGGACGTCCGGCGCATTTCGACCAGCTCCCGCAGCCAAAGGACATCTCCGACCATCTCCAGCACGGCGATGACGGTCAGGTCGCCGCGAGCCGCAAAGTCCATCCCCACAAAGCAATGGCCGCCGGAGTACTTTGCGGGAATCCCCGCCTCCTCGTCCTCGCAGCTGCCGACCAGCTCATAAGGGAGCCAGGCCGAGGCCGCGTCGACGAACTGGCACTCGAACTCCTGCGCCCAGGCTTCCGGGTCGGACATGCCCCGTCGCAGCTCTTCGACGTCTCGCGGGAGCCCGTCGGCGACGGCGTCGTAGATGGTCACAATGTGCCGGGAGAAGACCGACTCGGGATCGGTCATGATCTCGTGAAATTTGTCTCCGACTCCGCCGGGCGTGGATATGACGCGCAGCTTGAGGTCGGGGCGGGATATGACGGGGAAGAGGGCCTTCCATATCGCCCGGTTGTCCTTATGGTGGGCAAACTCGTCAAGAATGAGGTTTTCCGTCATACCTCGCGCGGTGTCGGGGTTCGCGGCCACGCACCGTATGCGGCTCCCCTTGGGAAGCCTAACCTCGAAGGCCAGCTCGTTCGCGGCGAAGGGGACGGCCAACGCTTCGAAACCGGCCTTGAACGCGCGCAGGTGGAGCTTCACGCCGTTGTCCATGGCGTCCAGGGCGCGGGCCTGGCTGACGGACAGAATGGTCCATCGGCGAGACTTGCCCTGCGTCTCCGCGTCAAGGCAGTCCAGAACGGCCTCCAGGGTGGTCGTGAATGTCTTGCCGGTCTGACGGCTCCACATGCCCGACTTAAACCTGGAGGTGTCGTTCAGGTATCTGCGCTGGTACGGATAAAGGACTGATTCGCTCATTCTTTCGGCCTGATTAAAAGTTCAACGTAGCGCTTGCGGGCTGCATTGTTTATACCCCTCCAGCGCTCTCGCTCCACGATCTCGCAATCCGCATACAGCTCCCTGATCAGCGGATGGTCCCCGTAGGTCAAAATCCAGCTACCCTTAACAGTACGCAGGCGCTCCCGAAGCTCGGCATGGTCTATGCCGCCGCTCGCGTACAGCTTCTGGTCGCCGTCCGCGTAGGGAGGGTCCAGGAAAAAGACTACCCCCCCCCCCCCCGAAGGGGCGTGGTCATAAAGGTCGATCAGCCGCCGCCAGTCGAGGCATTCTATCGACACCCGAGCCAGGCGATCGGATACGGCCATGATGTTCTTGATCAGCGTGTCCCGCGATGCGGCAGCGCACGACCTGGACACATGGAAGCCACGACCGGCCAGCCCGGCAAAGCCGGTCCACCGTGCAGCGATCCACCGCGCGGCGCGCTGAATGTCCGTCTCGCCCGGAGACTCCAGCCAGTGCAGGCGCTCGGAACGGGAAAAGAGGCAGTACCGAAGCTCCTTGGAAAGCTCGTCGGGATGATGCCGTGCGACGCGGAAGACCGTCACCAGCCCCTCGTCGACGTCGTTGTACACCTCGACAGGAGAGGGCTCTTTCGCCAGGAGCACGGCCCCCATGCCACCAAAGACCTCCACATAACAACGATGCGGCGGAAGCATGGCGGCAATGTCTTTTGCCAGCCACCTCTTTCCGCCGGGATATTTCATAATGGGCTTTACATTAGCTGCCATACAGCTCTTCCTTGATGCGATTGAATGTGTATGCGTCGTAACGAGCATCGTCCTGCATGGCCTCTTCGATCTTGGCCAGCTTGTCGGCCACCTCGTCCTGCCAGCGCTTTTGAACCACAGACGCTCTGGAAACCTCCGCGATAGCCTTGGCGGCCTGGGAGAGCAGCTTGACACGCGCTCCGGCGTCGGACTCTTCCTCGGCCTCCTGCAGCGACACCATCGCATCGAACAGTTCCGACTGGACCAGACTGATAACAGCTGCGGACCTGAGGTCCGCCTGATCCGGCGCGCTCTCCGCAATGAGCTTCGCGGCTTCCGTACTCGCCTTGATGGCCGAGAGCTTTCGTTCCAGCTTCTTTCCGTAGCGATGCACGGCGGAGCGGGAGGGAGCGGCCTCGTCGGGAAACTTGTCCTGCAGGTCTGCGATCAGCTCGTCGAGCGTCAATCTGCCCTCGACGATCCGCCGCTCCAGATAGGACCGTATCTCCGGTGAAAGCTGCTGGACTGTGGATTTCCTTGCCATGCCGCTTACCACTTGGGAGGTCTTGCGACGCCTGCGGGACACGGCGCGCGGTGGTCCACCACGTCCTCACCGTCGGCGGTCAGCTCGGCTTTCCAGACAGGCCCCTTGCTGATCGTCAGCAACCCGCGCTTTTCCAGACTTGCAAGCTCCTGCCGGACCAGGTCGGGAGTCACCGCCAGCGGGACGTCCTGGGCGGTCCTCATAAGCACCATTTCCGTGGTGCCATAGGGGCGCGCATGCCACAGCGCATAGAGAAGCACCCAGCGAAGGGTCTCCCGCTCCGCCCTGGCGATATCTACAAACTCATTCATTGTTTCTCCGGGCCATCAGCTCGTAGAGCCGGTCTAGTTTCACGTTCAGGGCCGTGTATTCGCGGATGGAGTCTTCCCTGCGCTGAAAGTTGATGGCCAGCTCGGATCGGCAACACTGCTGCTCGCGTCTGATCTGTGCCAGCTCCTTCGCCTGTTCGGCCTGGCGCTTTTCCATGTCGCTTACCATCTTGGAGACGAGCGCCCGCAGTATGCCCACGAGAAAGCCGCTCCAGGCGACCATAAGTCCTGCTGCGAACAGCAACTGCCTTTCGGTCATTTCCTGCTCCCGCCGCCCTTGAGAATGGTCGTGATCTTTTCCGCCCCGCGAGAGACGAAGTAGAACCCGAAGGCCGCCATGAGCATCTGCTTGAGCATGTCCACGTAGGCCGGGGAAACATCGTGCTGATACAAAGAGAAGCCTGCAAAGATGGTCCATGCAGCCAGCAGATAGATCAGGACGAGAGGCCGCACGTTTTTGGACAGCCAGCTGTCACTGCTCATGTCGGCTTTCAGCCGCTCGGTGAGCTGGTTTTCCATGTCGGCTTGGAAAGACATGGCCTGCGCCACGGCCTGCTGCTGCAGTAGTGCGAGCTTGGCCTCGGCTTCGGCCTTCTGCTCGGGAGTCATGTCCGGAGGGAAGTACCCCTTGATGAGGTCGACCCCGGCAGAGATCAGGTCTCCAACAAAGGGAAGCATCATACCTCCTGGGCGAGAGCGAATATCCGCGTCAGCCAGCCCATGCCGAAGCGGTCGAAGTTTTTCGTCTGGCTGTAGCGCATCGCGCGCAGCGCCATGAACCTGGCCGCGCGCCATTCCGGGTGGGACTTTGCGGCGGCGAGAGTCTTCGGCCCGATCTTGCCGTCCACAGTCGCGCCAACCGCCTCCTGGAGCATCCGCGCGGCAGCGGATACGCCCTGGTTTATGGCGGCGTCAAAGACGTAGAGGGAAAGGGGCCAGGGAAGCTCGTCGCACTTGCAGGCATCCCAATAATCCCGCCTGTAAATCTCGCGCGCGTCAGATTCGGTCAGGGCGCGGATGTCGAGATCGGGATACGAGCGCTGGCAAATGCCCCACTTGGTCAGGCCGCCGGGGTCGCGAGGGTCGTCCGAGACCTTCTCGCCACCCTCGGCAGCCACAATCAAGAGGAACGCGGCATCGAAAATTTGAGGGGGGGGATTGTAATTCTTTTTCATGCCCGCACGATACGGCAATATGCGGCGGGGCGAGCGTAGAAAGCATTCAGCGGGAGCCACAAGACTATGCTTGCGACTCCCGCTGATATAAGGCTTTGGCCTTGGCTTTTTGATACAGAACTTTTCTCGGAAAAGCTATCCCCAGATCACAAGGTCGTTTCGCTCATGACCTTTTCGATACGCCTGCGCTCGCGCTGCGTCAGGCTCCACTCGCTTTTGATCTTCTGGAACTCGGACAAGGCTGCCTCATAGCGCTTGGCCTGCAGTTCCGTTCTGCGCTGCCTGTCGGCATACTGGAGGAGAACCCAAAACGGGTCGACCTCCTCCCCGCACTTTTCACACCTCACGGTATGGGCTTGGTCATTTACGAGCAACCGTGGGTGGTCGCACCGGCGATTCCTTGGTTTCACGGTGTAGGATGTGGCGACGCCTTTCTTGTAGTCGTTAAAATCAACAACCTTACCCACTTCACACTCCTTTCATCACAGAGGCAAGGGCAGCTGGCCAATCTGCTGCGACCTGCCGCCGTCCTTCTTTTCGCCACCGGGAACCCTCGTCAGGGCGCGCCAGATGGTCTTGTCGGTCAGGCTGAACTCGACAGCCAGCATGGCCACGATCGTACGGGCCGACAAACCTTGTTCAGAGAGGTCGTCAAAGCGCTTCTGGATCGACAAGTCCTGCATGGCCGCGACGGCAGCCTGGCAGCGCGGGATATAGAACCCGCGACTGCCACCATAGTGGCGCACGAAAGCTGCGGCGACATCTTCGCCGAGAACCTCGCCAAGCCACTCTATGCGGGCAATACCTGCGGGAATGTCTCCCTTCGGCACGTCCAGGGTGGTTCCGCCGAGCTTCTCCACGACGCGCAAGGCGAAGTCCAGGCCGATATGCTCGGCCAGCTCCCTCACGCTCGCGGGAAGCAGCTCTTCCAGCTTTTGCGCGTGTTCCGTGTTCAGCTTCGGTTCGATCACTTGGACTCCTCTTGCTTTTTCCAGCGTCGTAAGCCGGAGATGATGGCGGTTGCCTGCTTCCTGTTGGCAAAGCGGACATCGTCGACGCCCGCCGTGCGCTTGACAAATCCACGCAGACGCCCGTCATTCAGCCCGTCCTCCCATCCGCGCTCAAAAGCGAGCTGTTCAATCTGGGCGAGCTGCCGAGTGGTCGGCTTCGTCAGGTCTTGCCCGCCGCGCGGAGCCGGATCAGGAACGTAGATGTCCGCGCCCATGTCCTTGAGCTTCCAACACCATCTGGCCAGCTGTGCGTCGCTCATATCCCGGCAGGAACTATGCCCGGTATGCGTTTCCTGAATGGAGCGGCGCATGTCGTCGTCCCATCCAAGCTGGTCCGCAGCCTTGTGTGCTATATGGAGCAGGGTTCGCCTGCGCGGCGTTATCGGCTTCTTTTTCATTTACTGCCTCCATTCGCCCAGAGTTTCAGCCATCCGACAACCTCTTCGGCGTCTTCCGAGCTCAGACCTTTGCGCTTGATGTGGCCACGCCACATCGCAAGCACCGCCGGGTTCGTAAAAAAGTCGGCAAGAGCCTTGCGCAGTTCGTGCTTCTTCTCGTCCTGGGTCATTGACTCCTCCGCGCCCAGGCTACGGCCTCAAGGAGTAAGCGCCGATCATCGTCAACGCGAACACGGCGAGGGTCACCTTGTCGTCAGCCTGGATCATGACCAGCAGAGCTATGCAGTCCGCGCAAAGGGCGAGGGCCAAGGGCATCCCGGAACTCTTCACAGCCCCGAACAGGAGCGTGACCAGACATACCCACGTCCTCACCTGCCACGGAAGCATCGCGGCCGGAACGCCGTAGCGGAATCCCAGGGCATAGGCTCCGAGGAAAAGCGCGGTCACCAAAGTCTGCGGGTGCGTTATTTGCATGTTTCTCCCAAGCCGCTTTACGGCATTTCGTTTTCATTCGGCTGGCTCATCAGGCCCCGGTCGCCGTCTCTCCGGAACGACCGCCCACTCAGGGCGGTTTCGCTTTCAACAGGCGGGCTTTCGCCCGCCACATCATGACCCGAGGGTCAAAACACATTACTCCTTCGCCAGGCGCGCACCGATGACCGTGCCCGAGTTCGACGCCGCGTTGTAGCAGTGGACGTTCCACAGCCCCGCATCCGCGCCGTTGCCCCAGCCGCCGCCCACGATCGGGAAGTACACGCGATAGCTGTCCCAATACTGCCAGTCGGGAGCCGTGGACTCGCTCTGTTCATCAGCGCCGAAGTCCACGATAAAGAGGTCGCCGAGGTCGTATCCGTCCGCCTTGTCGTCCATGAACGTCACGGG